AAGATCTTATTCGCCAAATGCAAGACGGTTAGCACTTAGGTGCATTGTTGTTGGCGGCCTCGGAGGAGCAGGGCGGGGAACATGATGGGATAATCAACATGGATGTTCCCGCAATGCTGGACCGCATGGGTGTTACCGGTATCCATGCCCATGTGTTCGACAGCACCCGATTCCAGCGTGGTGGAAGTGGTATGAGAATGGAGTTTGGTCCAGCCGAAAATCGTTGGAGCATCCGATATGAACAAGGGGGGCGACGTGGTCCAGATGGGGTATTTATCTTGAGGGATGGTCACGAGAGAGAAGTTGGGCGTGTTCGCGAGGATTATGGCGGCAGTTTTCAGGCTGTACTTAGGGAGTTTAGTAGGATCATATCGGCACCAGCCACGATTAGACTGGGTCCGCCGCCGGAGCTGTTGAATGTGGGCGTGGACCGTTTATCGATATTATTAGAGGTCTCGCTTGATTTTATTAACTGGCTACAGGTACACCGCATGGCGGGTGGAAAAAGGAAAACGCGTAAAAGAAGAAAATCGCACAGAAAGCGCCGAAGAAAGAGCCGTAGAAGAAAGAGCCGTAGAAGAAAGACTAGACAGCGTAAAAAACGTAAAAAAACAAGAAGAACTCGTAGACGATAATTACATATATTTGATTTAATATACGTAATTTAAACTATATTATCTACCGGCGGCGGCGACGACGGCGCTTACTTTTACGGCTTACACATTTGTAATGACCGTGTCTGGTAATCTTGCCCGAGCGACTCCGTCTTTGACCGGTGAGCTTCTTATGCCTGCAAGTACGTCTTCTGCGGCGGCGTCCTCCGCGGAGTGCACCTCTATCTCTCAGCATATCTCTAGCCATCCGGGATACTCGTGTGTATACGCGGCGTTTCATAGATGGGCGTGAGCGACCCTTGTAGTGCGACTTTTTCTTACCCCACTGGCGGGCACGGATATAGGCAGCATATAATCCCTTCGTGTTAACTTTGCAAGTACCTTTAGCGCAAATAGGAAAGCTTTTACGCGGTCCAAGGAAACACTTCTTTCCGCATTTTCTAAGCATAACAGTTCTAGCGTGACCCTGAGGGGCAATTTTACTCCACCCAGCCCATGGCATGGCACGACGTCTACGACGTGATTTACGACCTGCTTTTCTTGTTCGTGGCATTATAATATTACTGGAGATTATTATTATAATTATGAAAAACAAGGGAAACAACCGCATGTTGTAGCTTTACCATTTAATTTATTCCATTCGGCAATAGTGAAATTATCACTCATTGATAAATTACAACGCGCACATATTGGCTTTAAATTAGTAACGCTTAAAGTTCCTCCTTTACTTTCTGGTTTGTCGTGTCCAACATGAAAATCAAATACAGAAATAGTATTTTCACACCATGTGATATAACAACTATGTTCAAATTCTTTACCAAACGTTTTAATCCAGACTTGTTCTCTAATGGCTTTAGGTATCGTCGCCTTTCTTTTCTTACCTTTTTTCTTTTTGGGCATTATATTAAATTAAACTTCTAGCTTTAATATATAATGCCTAAATGTGTGCCAAAAGTAATAGTATTTGATCTAGACGATACAATAGGACATTTTGAAGAGATCTCCATATTTTTACATGGATTGCAGTTAATAATAGGTAGATCCCGAATTCCAGATAAATATATTTTTAAACTTCTGGATATTTGGCCTAAATTTCTAAGAGCAGGTATAATGGAGATATTTGAAATTATAAAGGCTGAGAAAAAGAATAATAAATGTGTGAAAGCTGTTATCTATACTAATAATATGGGACCACGGAGTTGGACTTTGTTGATTAAAAGATATATAGAAAAGAAACTTCGGTATAAATTATTTGATAAAGTCATAACCGCATATAGACCGAGAGAACTTACAAATCATCGAACCACGCATAGTAAAACATATTCTGATTTAATAAAATCAACCGGTTATGGTAAAGATGCAAAATTTCTCTTTCTTGACGATCAGTCTCATCCTTTAATGATGCATTCAAAAATAAAATATATACATGTATATCCTTATAATTATGGTGTACCGTTCCATCAGATGATTCATGATTATATGAGTTCAAAATATGGTAAAATAATACCACATTCCGAAAGGGAAAATTTTAAGCAGTATATGTATCAATACTTAACAGCCGGGACAGGATATAATCGTTATACGGTGAAACGCACTAAAATTAATAAAAGAGATATTCGGCAATTTCAAACGATACGCAAAGAGTTATTCAAATTCCTTAATATAAATAAAACACGTAGTAACAGAAAAATAAGGAGAAGAAAAACACGGCGAGATTATTAATGTTTATGAAATTTCTTAAAAAGATTGATAGGATTGAGATATTGCATTAATGATGTTTGGATAAATATGGCTATCCCTGCCGAAAACACTACTTTTCTGTGAAAGTCGTTGCATTTTGTTTTTCTTAGCGGGTTAAAAAAATAGATAAGTGTCAATGAAATAATTATATTAAATATTCCGTCAATCATCTGAAGATACGCCGGTGCCTCAGACCAAATACCCAGTACACCTAAAATATAGAGTGATATTACAGCTAGTTTAGTCCAGGTATATGACCATTGTGTAACTTTATACGTTTTTTCTTTTACGTTGGAAGTTTTCATATAATATTATTTACTATTTTTTTTGAATTTTTGAATTTATATATCCCCTGCCAAGACAGTGAACACATTCATCATAATTACTTTTATTAACATTTTGACAATACATACAATTCTCATAAGGCATATTTTCGCATCTACTACAGGTAAACGGTATTACTTTCATTAATCCACTACCTTTGCAAATTTGACACACATTATTGGTTTCTTCGCATTCGCGCACAGACATTAATAGTATATCGGTGTATATTAATTTACGATATTTTGCATAAATTAGTATATTTATCTTCTACGGGTTCGCCTTTTACGACTTCCACGTCCCACCTGCGCGAATGTTTTGTGTAAAGCTACGGCGACATAGTGCGTAGTACCTGCTCCTCCTCGTCTTCTCCGGCTTTTTCTTCGTCTCTTTCTACGCTTTTTCCCCTTTCTTTTGCGCGTACGACGCCGAGTACGACGCCGAGTGCGGCGGCGTCTGCGCCTCCTTGAACCGCCACGAATACCCAGCAAATCACCTTCTTTTACCTCGCGAGGTAAATGTTCATTTTCTCTTTTAAGCTGTCTAATAGTCTCCGCCTGCAGAGAGCGGTCGCGTATACAATCTTCAAATGCGACACGGCATCGTCTTTTTTGTTTGTCAGTATTTAAATCTTTACATATGGTTGCATCGCCGCCAGACATATTATTAAGATTTTCAACAAAATTTCCCAGAGCTGAGCCACCTCCTTTCTTATTATTGTCTACTTTTGCCCAACCTTGTGTTCCATCTTGTGATGCGTTCGCCTGTTGAGAGGCAGCCAATTTCAAAGAATTTGCAATATTTTGATTTCCATTAGGTTTCATCTGATTACTACTCCCTGCGGCATAAGTAGGTGCAATATTTGGCACACCAGGCGCTGTAGCGCATGTATCTCCACCTCTTCGCCTACGACCACCGCCATGCGCACCAGTTGATGAAAGTAATGCAGTGTGACTTTTTGCCGATGCTTGTCTTTGAGCATGTCCGCAAGACGATGCTGCAGTTGTATTTACAAGACAATTTGCGATTTGTGGTTTTTGCATTGGGGTACCCCACCCTGCCGGAGCCTCTCCTCCTAATTGTTTATAGTATTTTCTTTTTCGCGGCATAGATATATTATATCTATAATATATTTTGAATCTAAAGATTAATTATTTAATAAATCTATAATGAGTAATCTTAATGATAATGAAAGGCTTCATCTTGACAAAATGATCAAGGAGTACGATGCGGAAGATAATACATCCAAAATACGCGAACTTAGACATAGTGTAAAAATCCGCGATAATGTAGAGAGACTTCTAAATCTTAAGAAGAAGTATCAACGGATGCAACTTACTGATAAAAAAAAGTTTGAGACCCTTGTTATTTCACACTGTAATTTCTTGTGGAATAATTATACCAATATATTTAACCGATTGATGAAGGATGAAATGGATATTAAAATTTTATATACCTTTATTACTAAATTGCAGGAAATAGAAGATGGTGATATTGATCAACACGAGGCATCTGTTGAGGTAGGAAAAATTTTGAAGAAACTATATGTAGATAGTGCTCTACGTAGAGAGAAAAAGTATAATGAAGAGAATGGCAAGACGGCAGCGAAGGAACGCAAACCCAGCACTAATATGACTTGGTCACAATTTAAAAAAGTTAATATGTAAATCATAATATTAATATTAATATTATTATGATAGTATAAGAGCATGGGTAATATTTTCTCCAAATACTGTTGTTGTTGTTGTTCTAGGATAAAAAGAGAAATTCAACGTGATCGCCAAGTTGAAGTGATATATAAGGAAATAACCTCTAATCCTATGGCTTATGATACTACGATTATATAGTAGTATCGGAGGATAGTGAGATTCGAACTCACACCCTTCAGATTTGGAATCTGATGCGCCACCTATTGCGCCATATCCTCTAGTTAAAAATTTTATAATTGTAATTGTAGTTATTACTTTAATAACTTATTGATAATACGTATCAATGAGTGTATCCAGTGCAGCATGTTCATGTTGTGCTACTTTAATACGCGAAATACGTCCATTGGTTTTATCATAAAACAGATACCAGCATTCAAGATGAGAGTCGCCAAAATTAATTAACATGCCTCTGGTATCTGTCCCCCAAGTGGAATTGTCGCAACGTTCTTGCATATAACGACAAAGCTGGCAAAATTCTTTGTCCGTTAGTTTGGCAGTCTGTTTCAACTCCAAAATAAGCTTTTCTCTGGGAAGAAGGAGATCTTCTCGCCCACGAATATCATGGGGTAATTGGATATTCTCTCCATTTTGTTTCATATAATGCAATAAACGGGCGACCTCTTGCTGAACAAGGAAACCCATATCCCTCAGCTCTGCTTCCAATGCCGCTTGATAATGATGCTCCTTCCCTGAAAAGTGAAAACCTTCATATACTGCGCGGCAAATCTCGCATATTTCCGCTATTTGTTCATGATGTTGCTTCAAATGTTGTGTTTTATAAGCGTCCGATTTAGGGACGGCGATTTTCTCTCTTCCTGACTGGTTCCCTTTTCTCTGTTTTTTTAATAGCTGAGCTTCTTTAAATTTTTGAAGTTTTCCAAGTTCTCGCAATGACGAAGTTAGGGTTTTAATTCCATCTTTACTTTGCAAAATCTCCCCCCATTTTTTGGCTTGGGCATCAGTGAGCGTGAAAGTAACTGTGTGTTTGGACATATTGAATTGTTGCGGAGGCGTTTATTGTACATATTTTAGTAGTTCAGATACTTCAATTTTCTGTAAATTATCAAATTATTTTTAAGATATTTATACTCTATAATATATATATATAATGCCAACACGGAGACGAAAACGGAGAACATATCGGCGTAAAAGAAATATAAAACGACGGACGCGCCGTTATAAAAAGAGGAGGGGTCGGCGGAAAAAACGTAGAAAAACACGGCGTCATAGAGGTGGTAATCTAACAGTAACTGCGTTAACGCAAAAATTAATAGATGGCGGCGTCCCAGAGAGTAAAATAAATACATGGGGAACGGGAAATACGAAAAGTGTAAATAATCTTTTAAAGGAAATTCAAAATAAGGACACCGCACTAGAATATATAGACGGGATGATTACGCGCGCAACAAATGTGGTACATGCCAATGTTTACGATAAGGAAGATAAAGCATTTTCCTTATATGAGATCGGGCATATAGATGCCAATGGTGGGCTCCGCCCAGTTTCACGAACGGAAGGGATACGCGAGAAATTCAATCCAACGGAACATCCAAAGGATGCGTTGAAAAGAGGAATTAGGGAAGAACTGGGAGAGAAATATTCCAAAAGTATACGTTTTATGAAAGGACATCACGTTTATGATATTGAAAAACCGGTAATTATATCAACAGATTCTAGAAGTTATCCCGGATTGCCGGCAACTTATAAAACATATAGGGAAGAAGTGTATATGCCAGAACTATCCATTGCTCATCCGCCAAGATCTGGTCCTTTTAAAACGGAAGAAAGGAATGAAGACGGCAGTTTTAAGCGATATATTGTATGGGAATGGAGACGTAATTAGCTTATCTCCGTCGCCTTGTTGATTGTCTACGACGCCGATAATGTTTTTTGCGTCGCCGACGTGTCTTCTTGCGCTTTTTACGTTTGCGTGTCTTTTTTTTCCTTTTCCGATAACCTCCACGCTTTCGTAATTTAAGATGTTGACAATTTTTGCCCATAAAATGATGACTATCCGGATATCCTTCCTTCATCAGGCGATAGCCCTGTTTACTATAATATTTTAGTAAAAAATCAGCGCTACCGTGTTCGGGCTTCGTTTCAACCATTAAGAAAGCGGAGGCGTGTTTATTATCCCCTTGACTACAAATGACACTTTCTAATAGATTCATTATAAGTTGTATGGGGTGTACCTGTTTAAAAAATTCATTTACTTGACCCGGTGTAAGAGTTGGAGCTAATTGCTGAAGCATTTCTTTGTTTTTAAATCTACACACTTCGTGTATCCAATATTGCTCGGGTAACGCAGTTCCCGTTGCCTCGCCAATATGATCCGCATGTTGAACAGTTGCCGATGCCTGGTCAATGCTATTTGGGAAAGGCTTTCCATATTGATCCCCTGTTTGTCCTACACAAATGGCTAGAAAAATGGTATCGCCGGAGAATGTGTCTACCAAGCGTGCGGTTTCTTCAGCGCCAGTCTTAAAACATGCCGCATGTTGAACAGCAATAGCTTGCGCTAAGTCAGTATGTGTTAATGACGGAGGAAAAATAGTACGCATTCCTGGAGGATTTGTACCTTGTAAAGTAGCTGTTGTATTATCCAAACTATAAAGTCCGGTCGTATATTTAAGGGTAGGTATTGCAGCTGCTGCCATTTTATATATTAACTCTCTAAAATAAATTGAAACAACATAAAATCATATTGTTTTAATAATAAACAAACAATGGTAAAACTAGTGATCGTAGAATCACCGGCAAAATGCAAAAAGATCGAGTCATACTTGGGAAAGGGGTACAAGTGTGTTGCAAGTTTTGGTCATATCTATCAACTCAGCGATGTTAATAATGATGATAATTACGCACCAGAGTTCAAACTTATGCCAACAAAAAATAAATTTATTAAATCTCTCCGCGATCATATCAAAAAGGCACAGGAAGTAATCTTGGCTACGGATGATGATAGAGAAGGCGAGGCTATTGCATGGCACATTTGCAGATTGGCACATTTGCCTGTCAGTACCACCAAACGCATCATATTTCATGAAATTACAAAACCCGCGTTAGAAGCTGCTATCCGGGCGCCAACTACCATTGATATGAAGAAAGTACATGCTCAATTGGGAAGACAAGTATTGGATAGATTGGTAGGATATACCATATCCCCTGTATTGTGGAAAAAGTTCTTTTGTAATGGTAAGAATAAATCAGGTTTATCAGCAGGGCGTTGCCAAACGCCTGCTTTGCGTTTAGTGTATGATAATCAGCAGGATATTGATCAGGCACCAGGGACAAAGGCTTTTGAAACCAAAGGCTATTTTACTTCAAAAGATCTGGAATATAAACTAAATCACGATTATAAAACCAACGAGGAAATGGAAGAATTTCTTGAAGACAGTGTCAGTTTTGATCATCAAATGATCCCATGTACGGAAACTACAAGTATTCGGCGCGCACCCAATCCATTCTCTACATCATCTCTACAGCAGTGTGCTTCTAATGAATTGCATTTCTCGCCAAAAAGGACAATGCAATTGGCACAAAAATTATATGAAGGTGGATATATTACTTATATGAGAACTGATAATAAAAAGTATAGTAAAGAGTTTGTGAATCAAGCTAAACAATTTATAAAGGGACGATGGTCAGTGAACGATACTTATATTAAAAAGAATATCAATTCATTAATTATTGGTAAAAGCAAATCTAAAGATAAAAATGCACAGGAGGCACATGAAGCAATTCGTCCGACAAAACTTGGTACCACTAGCGTATCATTGGGCGCTGGCGAACAGAGGCTGTATGCTTTGATTTGGGCAAATACAGTGGAAAGTTGTATGAGTGATGCGATCCTGGATGTTCTGAATTCAGTAGTGACATCGCCAAGAAAATACGTTTATAAGCACTCAGAAGAATTGGTGAATTTTCCAGGATGGTTAATTGTACGAGGCTATAATAAACAAAATGAGCTATTTACATTCTTAAAATCTCTCCAGAACCAACAGATAGAATACAATAAAATATATTCTAAGGAGAATCTTAAAAATCTCAAAACCCATTATACTGAGGCGCGTCTGGTTCAGATGTTGGAAAAGCGTGGAATTGGACGACCGTCTACCTTTTCTAGTCTAATATCCAAAATTCAAGAACGTGGTTATGTTCAAAAGGGGAATGTAGAAGGAGCTAAGGTAAAATGTACGGACTATAAACTAGTTGGAGAAGAATTGGAGGAGATCGAACTGGATAGAGTGTTCGGAAATGAAAAAAATAAATTAATCTTGCAACCACTGGGAAAAATGGTAGTGAAGTTCTTAATTGAGAACTTTGATGAGTTGTTTGTATATTCCTATACAGAAAATATGGAGAGAGAGTTAGATAAAATTAGCCAAGGGGCAACAATTTGGCAGGATTTATGTCGGGACTGCGACGAGACTATGGGCGGTCTACTGAAAAATGTAACAATATCTAAACTAGAAATAAAGATTGACGATAATCACACGTATATGATCGGACGGTATGGACCGGTTATTAAACATGATGATAATGGTACCATCAAATTTAAAAAAGTAAAAAAGGATCTTGATATGGATAAACTTAAAAATGGAGATTATAAATTAGAGGATATTGTCATTGTAGAAGATACATTTATAGGGCGCAGCATCGGTTCATTTAAAAATGATGAAGTCATATTAAAAAAGGGGAAATTTGGGTTGTATATGACTCATGCGGGTAAAAACTATTCGCTTAAAAGTATAAGAAAACGCCCTGACTCTATTGTGTTGGAGGATGTGATTGATATATTATTGGGTAAAAAAAGTACCAATCCTAAAGTCAACCGTATATTAGATAAAAATACATCGGTAAGAAAGGGGAAATATGGCTTATATATATACTATAAAACGGATGCGATGAAAAAGCCAACGTTCTTTGGTGCGAAACAGCTATTTGGTAACGAATTCAATACATCGGATCTGGCGAGCCTCCCGGATAAGACAATACTCCAGGCAGTTAATAAACGGTTATAAAGTATACAGTCCGGGAATTCTTACATTCTTGGCGCGAAGTTGTTCATTTCGTAACATATTAAATTCAATGGTGAATGACAACGGTAGGCATTTAAAGTCAACCAGTCGCCCGTCATGATATCGGAACTTGAATTTTAGTCTAGTGAGACGTTCAATTGGAGGTTCATAATGAGCAATATTCATTAGAAAGGCATTTCTCGTATCAAAAATCTGCGAGAATGCTCTACAGGGTACGGGGATTTTGGCAAAAGCTGAGTTAACTTTTCCATGGTAATCATTGCACCGCTCGGCTGTTGTATTTTTAGAATAAGGTGCTATTTCATCCATAGTATTATATCTATCTACTTCCATATAGATAACATCTGCTCCCATAATATTAATATTACATATTTTTGCCTTTTCTTTCCATTCTTTTTCTGTGGGCGGAGGGGGTCCCGATGCGCGACCTGGCAAAGGAGGATATGGACTTCTATTATCATTACATGGGTAGCACCA